TAACTTTTGAAAGTTAAGTAATCGTTGGTTGTTAACCCTGTTCACCCCCTTCAACAAAACCTAATGAGTTCTGCACACTATTCACGAGGTCCTGTGCCCCCAACACCTAAACGCCATATGCCCACCCGTCCTGAGACTGGAGGCGATCGCGTTGACACTGGTGGGGCGCGCGGGCATTTCACCCCAAAATTTGGACGACCCCACGTTAAGGCAGCGCGGCCTACACGTGGTTTCGTCATTCATGAGGCACCAGTGGCTGCAACTATTCCATATGTTGCCAGGTTCTATGGACCCCCACCGCCACCAGTACCCCGTGTTCAATTTGGTCCTATTAACCGACCTAGTGGATATGAGGAGCCTGAGGAGGAAATTGTGGAAGAGGTAGTTAAACCAGTAAATCGGAAGAATGAGATCCTAGAATCCCGGCATTATGACATACAACATAACTCTAAACCAATTGTGCACATGCCCCATGGACATCAATCAATGGCTAACTCACGTCTTTATTGCGAGAAGACGGTGCGAAACCAAATTGAGACGATGTTACAGGACAATGACACACACTATGATGTTGGCGGTAGCGTAGGTGGAGTGGCACGGGCGATTGGTTACCTAAAATCGCGTCCGGCCAAATACTCTACATGTTACATGCATGTCAGTGCCCCGGTTATGGATGCTTCGGATCACAGTCGAGACATGGCTTTAAAGAAATATGGCACTCACGCCTTAGCCAATATCATCCATGATGGTAAATCCGCTATTAGGGAACCGGTCACGAATAAAGTGAATATCTGTTTCCATTACTTGCGCGACTGTGGTTGTTTAAATAAATATGAAGCATTATCTCAACACGTACACCTCACTGGTACCCACGCCGCTTACTATTTTAAGACGGCGGATTGGATGCGGTTACAGACGAACACCGCATTCTGGTCAATTATGCACACACCTGATCTTGACCAGCCCCACGTTCCAGATCTGACACACTCTGAGTACAAGTGGGAGCAAGCATCGGGCTTCAAGGCAACACTTGCACGTTGCCTAGGGAGAGACCCGTTGTTATTTCGGCCTACAGCCCATGCTGGTACTTGTTACGAGCATGAGAATCTGAAACCGATGTTGGAAAATGGAGGTTTTCACATATATAGGAAAGATGAGGCGATTGAATCCCTCACTGACTTCGCGTTGAAGAATGTCGCGAAGATTGCCCTTGTGGCAAGTGGGCTGCTCGCCATCATTGCAACTAGTTTTTCACCTAAGTGTAACCAGTTGTTGTTTGGCGGCGCCCCTATTCAACTCATGGACGAACATGGGGATACTGATGAAGATTCGATTAACAAGCAGAATGACAGACATATTGAATCGTTACAACTCACACCCGGGGGTGCCATCCTGGCACACGCGGGAGCAAATGGTGATAACGGCAGGACCCACCAGACAGACGACTTTGATATGGTCGACCCGTTTGGAGATGTCAAGACCGTCAACTATGTCTATCGGCTGAGGAGGAAATTAGTTCCTAAGGCTTGCCTTAGTTCTTTCCGATGCAATCCCTTTGCAGCAATTGCTGGGCACATTTTCGCGCGATGCGCTATAAAAGTGTGTGAAGTGATCATTGGTTCGTATTTGCCTTCTAACAAGTTTGCACGCACGATCCTGGTCACAGAAGCTAGTAGAGCTGGGGTTGTTGGAGAAAGACTAACCACTTCAGTGCATCGATTCACAGTATCAACCAAATAT